CTGGCCAGGTCATCCTTAAATATCTCCATCTTCAACAAGTCTATGCCACAAACTCTCCCAGTATCATCCCTATCAAAAATATAAGATGGATGCCAACAGCAAGCAACCCAACACCTATATCTTTGCGAAGGAAATGCTGTGCCCCTGACTTTCATGGAGGTAAAGACCACTTTATCAGGAGGTTTCAAAACAGCATTGGCAGCCGGATTTCCCAATGTAATGATGAGGTCAGGAGCCAGGGTTTTCAACTGAAGGTCAAGCCTCTCAGAACAACGTTTCATCCATTTTGAGAGGACGGCTTTGTTCTTCTTGACACCAGGAGGAATCATACATTGAATTGCATTAGTAAGATAGAAAGCCTTATCTATGTCGCTTATACCAAGGTCAGCAAAAGCATCCCTAAGAAGCCTGCCACTTGGCCCTACAAAGGGCCTGCCCCTCTTATCCTCAGTCTTACCTGGAGCCTCACCCACAATGGCAATCCGCAAACCAAAATCTCCATAGCCATTCATCCTGGGCGTTTGGCATCCATCTTGAAGCTTACAGCCTGAACAACCAACTTGTGTCTCTTTAGCCATCATGCTACTTCCTTTTGCCACTGTTCATCTTCCTCTTTTCACAAACCTCCTTGCACACTTCATATTCTTCAGAAAACCACTTCTTGCAGTCCTGACAGTCTTTAGTCGCAATGTCCCATCCTCTCCTAAAATCAGGACACTCCGAAGTCACTTCATTATCTTTACCGTCTCGTGTCACTCTCTGCCTTCCAAGCTGCTAAGCCCATCCCGTCCTACTAACTATACTGCCAAAGACCTCCAAAGCTCTTTCATAAAATACACTTAACTCTGATTTCCTCCTTTAATCTTTCAAACTCATGCCAGGATACTCTCATCCATTTGAACAGTATATTGTTAAAATTCCTACGATGAGGTCCTCCCTTTCTGATCTTTTCGTCATACTGCTCACAAAGCTCTTCCGAAGGTTCCACCAAAATCCGCAGTAGTATCATTCCCTTATGCGAGAGAGGCTGAACGATTTCAATATCATCAAGGCTATGCCTGTGCGCTGAAAAATCAGGTGCAGGAATCTCATCTATACCATCACAAAAATCGCTGTCATACATCCACTTCGCACCATCTTCTCTCTTCCATTTGCGTCTGAAACTCCTTGACTTCAGCATAAGCAAGTTTCTGATACATCCAAGCATATATCCCATCAGATATTTATTGGATAAGCAATTCTTAGGAATCAAAGCAGGGTTGAATTTACTAAGAAACTTCGGCACCTTAAGAAGCACTTCTTGGACAATGTCCTCAACATCATACGCAGCAAATCTCATAGCGTCACTATAAAAGGCTATCACTTCTGCACGGACATATGGGGTAAGATGTTTGATAAATGAATCAAGGTCTAAACAGGCAAGTTCTTCCATCACTCCATCCTCCTTCATCGAATAATCTGACCTTTAGGCCAGAAGACTTACTTCATAATGTGAAATAGGTGTCAATTGAAAGCTTTCTCGACGAGAAAACCAAATGGGGAATCATCCATTCCTCATAACACCTTGCATTGCACGACATATAACCACATGATGAAATAGATGTCAAGAAAAAAATTCGTCTTTTACGAACTTTTCATCGTGAGAGTCCATGTAAAAGTAAACATGTAGCGATCCATCTTGACCCTATTGGTAAATATGACCCTTGCAACCAGAATGCCATCTTCAGTCAACAGGCCAGCCTCACTGATCGAAAATCCATTTCCATAATTGTAGTTAAGCACGGCAACAAACCGCACCTGGTAGGTAGCAGGATAGCTGACAGTAAACGTGTTTCCTGGGTCCGTACCATCAATTACAGGTGTTATAGGAGCAGCAAGAACAATGTCATTGACAGTCGGCAAGGTTGTTCCAGTACCCAACTGAACTGCAGCTATTTTTCCCGACGCTGTGCCACCAAGGAGACTTACAAGAATATTGTAAATCTGATTTGTAATCGTATTCTTGACAGTCTCCCTGTGCTCAACCTCACCCGTCTGAATGTTCCGATATTCTATTGTACACTCTCCAACAATTTTCATCTTACACCTCTCAGACATAATCACGTGAATAATAAAGCAACCAGTCTATTTCCCAGGACCAATACTGAGACTTCCTCATCGTGGAAAAGACCGTCCTTGCACATAGTAAATTGTCTGTAAAAAACAGACCCAACTCGGCAATGTCTTCCGACCTCACAACCGATGCATTCCATACTGCATGAAAATTGACCTGGTTATCTGCAGGATATGTAGCCGTTACAGGAAGCCAGATACAGGCAGTCAACGGTGTTATTGCAATATCAGAAGCCGCTGGTGCAATAGCCCCTGTTCCCATCCGGACTTCCTTGACCTCCCTATTGGTATAGTCACCACCAACAAGATGAGCAAGCTGGTCGTATGTGTTATTTACAACGAGATTTGACTGTACCCGCTCTATCCTACCAGTCTGAGAATGCTTTTTCAGGATTGTTACCCTTCCCTCCAGAAACATACTCAATATTTCCTTGAACCCTTTTTTTGTGCTCATTTGCCATTCTCCTTATTATCTCTCTTGCAGTGGCTATCCAAAGTTTTCGGAATGCGCATCCCACAGGATCAGGCTCATCAATGTTCTTACCAACTTTCAGAGACTGGTACCTGCAATGTCCACCACAGATTCCAAAAACCTCACAGTCAAGACATGCCATGTTAGCCGTGTATGTCGTTTTGAGCCACTCCTCTCTCTTTACCTCATCTATACCATCCGACATGTTTCCTATATCTGAATTACCACCCCTGAAACAGGCATAAATGTTACCATCAACACCCACATTTGCACTCCAACGACCAACCGCACACTCGTTAAAGGCAAATTTCATTCCTCTCAAACGATGAATAAAAATCCTTACACCATGAAATCTAGCATGTTTTCCCTCAATCATCCTCCTCGCCAGGAACTCCGCAACTCCCTCTGCCTCTGGCTTTAGTTTCTCAACATCCTCAATAGTAAACTTCCTCGGCCATGAATTCTTAGACCTAGATGGAAGATCAGAATCAACATAAGGCTGCATGTCTATCTTTGAACCATACCCCATATCATGAAGCACATGAAGATATTTCAGTCTCTCAACGAGATGTGAATTGTCAGGACCAAACGTTGCCCTTAAAACGGAAATTCTGACACCAGAACTTCGCAGATGCATCATTCCACTTATAGTATCATCAAAAGAACCACTACCATCCTTATAAACCCTGTACTGATTATGTATCACACGAGGTCCGTCAATCGAGCAAAGAACAGCAAACTTATTCTCAAAAAGAAATTGAGCAATCTCAGATGTAACACTGACACAGTTGGTACTAAGTCTGAACGTTATCCTCGGCGAAAGTTTTCTGCAGTACAACACTACCTCACGTATCAATTCAAAGTTCTCAAGAGGCTCACCACCAAAAAAACCAATACGGATAGGCTTGTCTCCAAACTTTGTTAGGTCAATAAATCCGTCGATGGCTTGCCTGGCAATATCAAACGTCATGTCCTGGCCCGTCATAGAACCCTCCCTAACGAAGTAACAGTACTTGCACCGAAGATTACAGTTCTTCGTCACATGAAGACCAAGTGACATCACGGGAAAAAAAATTTGTGTATTATCCATGCTAACCATCTTAGAGCTTCCTAAAATATTATACCGTATTCAATTCTGACTTCAACATTAAGATTGTTTCTCCTGAAGAAAGTCTTCAAACCACCTATCATTTATCTCCAACCAAGGTTAAACATAGTTTTCTTTGTTTCTTTACACGTCGATAGTGGAATGAACTCTATCTCCTGTTTAGCCACTTTATTTCCTCCATTCTCAGCAGTGCGAGTATCCTGTTCACGAAGACACAGAAAAACGGAATTGTGGCTTACAAATTATATAGATGCCTGGAACGTCTATACCAGTGTAAATTTTCCAAAGTTCATGCAAATCCCCACTATTTGACCAATAACTAGTACCACCCTCATCAACCGACGTTGACATAATAGCTTGTATATCAGCAGCACTCCAGTCGTTGATAGATGAGAAAACAAATTTCTGTTGCCCATGCCCAGACCCAAAATAATTTATTATATCACCCTCCAACAAAAAATCTTTATCACTGTATCCATATGTTTCTTCAAATTCATCTAAGGTTACATTTACTGTATTTCCCGTCGTTATATTCTTAATTAATGGCATGCCAAAAGAAGAACGGTGAGAGTATGGCCTGCAAACATACATTTTAGCCATCAAAGGCGGCATGATATTTGGCCAGGAATCATAAGGATGATTAGATGGTGGCCATCCAGCAGTACCCACTATCTCCAAATCCAAATCGAAAGTTAAACGAAACCGTCTAATAGATATGTATAATTCGTCAAAAGCACCCATTCCATCACAATCACCACAATTATCATAGCCTGAGCGTCTATATCCTTTCCAAAAATAAAGACAATCACTATTGCCATCTAATGAATAGTTTTGCCATGAACCCCAACTATTAGAGTTTAAGTCATCAACAACTATATCCCATAGTTGTTGATTGGACCACATACCATGCTCCCAGCAGCAACAACCAGAACTACAGGGATAATTCTCGAAGTAATCAGACGCATGAACTAAACCAATTTTTTCTTGATATTCTATAGCTGAAGGCTGAATCAAAATCGTATGTAATTTTTCTATACATCTGCGAGGTTCATTTATGTGAGATATTCTACATTTATCAGCAGATACTTTAGTTACATCAGTAAAACGATCCGCCCCAAAAGCATCTTGATGCAACTCTTTAGACGCATTATGGGGATAAGCCCACCCATAAAATATATTGTTACCATCCTGCATCTCATACCGAAGAAAGTTTTCCTTCAGGCGTATACTAGGCTCGTATGGTCCTCCCCCACCAGAATAAAAGTCATTTGTCTCATCTTCATCAGTAGGCCAATCGTAGTAGTCTCCCTCACTACCAAGCATAGTTCGTAAGTTCCAAAGATGGGCATAACGTATTATATTTTTATTGTGTACTTTACCTGCTTTAGGATAAAGAGGCCCCCATACTTCACCATTGTCTTTATGGTAATAGAAAATCGGAAGTGGATGTAGACTTGGGTCACGAGCACTATCCTGCCGCATACATCTAATCCTTTCCTCCATTCCCCAGTATACTTCAGAGAAATGCAACGCACGAACGGGGTCACCAACCTCTAATACATCGCCATTTGACCACTTTGTTTCCATTACTCTTACTCTGAATAAAATCCAAACAAACCAGTAATAAAGACCATATTTTGACCGTTTTTAGTGAAGACAATTCCGCTCGTCTCTTTCCCACTTTCGATACTTAGCTCCCAATCATCATCAAAATCTCCAACACACCAGCAAGAAGTAAAAATTCTCTCATCATCTCCGGTTAGAATATTCCCCTCACGGTCGCATTCTTTGAACGTATGTAGTCCCGCACTCGGTGTATCCACAGCGGTACATTTACACAGGGTACGATCTGACCCCAGATAACGGCCATGGCATAAAGTACCAAGAGCATCTGTTCCAGTTTCACATGGAACATTAGATATAACATCTATTCTAACACACCAAACAACTGCTAACCCTACTGAATGCTCCTCTATTGCAGTTACTATCCCATTTGCAGTATAATGACATATATCGGAGTTCATCATAAAATATACATCTTCACCAACTTCCCAGCAGGATAATTCTTCAACAGCTACCCAAATCGTTAGATTAGGTTGAGCTCCAGAATAATCCCAAAGATAGACATCATCACCCGTTTCACATCCATCACAACCATCATCACCTGGATCACCTTGAAGCCCAGTATCTCCTTGCTCACCTTGCACACCTTGCTCACCTTGCTCACCTTGAGGCCCAGTAGGCCCCATATATTCTAAAGCAACCTCACATGCTATTTCGCAAAATGTGGAGCATGGGTCAACTTCCAGACTCATTTCACATACAGCATTGCAGTTGGTGGTAACCACCAATTTATCTGACGGATACTGCATATATTCGGTAAGACTATAAAGAGCATTCAGGTCTCGGCTGTCCTGAAGAAGATTGAGTTCATCCTCAGTCACAACCTCTTGGACAAACCGTCGCAATAAAACATGTATTGGACGAAAGATATCTATATCCTGGGCAAGTGGATCAGCATCCTCAACCGACAGAAATTGTTTAACACCATCTATGTTCCGATATAAGTCAAATCGTGCTGCATGAATGAGCAGGTAATACTCATCTCCACGATACCACTCCGTGTCCTCATGGATTTCCTCTTTCCATAGCTCCTCGGCATTAAGCTGTTTCTCTCCTCTTGAGAAAATCCAGAGTTTTTTCCATGACAGATGTGTCCCAATTATCTTATAGAACAAAACCAGGTTCTTCACAAACCATCGCTTGAACTTCTCATCTTCATAATCACCAGCATCTGAGATTGCAAAACCAAGCATCAAAGACAAAAAGAGTAGATAATTTTTGTCTGCTTCGTCAGGCTGTATCTGATTGAAAAGACCAACAATTTCAGTGTATGTTGTATCTGATTCTTCCTCAATACACTGCACTACCTTCTCAAGAATCTGAGCCATCGGGCTTCCTGTTGACAGCTTGTCCTGGTATCTGATAATAAATGGCAGAAGCCTGTATAATTTCATTCCCATCATGCACCAACCTCTGCACATACTATACATTCAAAACTAAACTCAAAATCTTCTTGTGGCAACTGAAGCATCTCATTCAGGGTAGGATGAGCGTTGCCCGAAAATGTATCCTCAAGATTCATTGTCATCTCGTCATACTCAGAATG